ACCCGCAATCCTTTTTCTCAACTCTGCTGCTCTCTTCGCCTCATCCAGCTTCTGCTTCAGCGCCATCTGGGTTAGCGCACCCGTCTGAGCCTTCTCGTACCCGGCCTGTCCTGCCTCAAACGCACTGCCCAAAGCCTCACCAATGCCTATGCGTCTGGTGCTTTCCCCACCAGCCTTGAGCAAAGCCGCAGATGCTGCCAGCATGGCATTGCGCTGCATTGCCGCCCTCTGCTCTGGCGTCAGGTACTCGTCTAGGTAGTTACCGCCGCCGCTAAAGACGTTGCCCAGCAAACCCTCAAGGTTAAATTCAGCCATGATTTTCTCCTAGCCCAACAATCCAAGAATACCGCCAATTGCAGCACCTGGAAGACCGCCAAACTGGTAGCCGTATCCAGCACCTCCGAGTGCGCTGGACAATGGATTCTTGGTGGTTGGTTGTGAGGTGCTGCCGCCAAGGTTTGGCAGTGATGCTGACAATCCAGACTGAGCAATGCCCAGCTTCTCCACGCCAATCCCGCGCAGCGCATCCAACTGTTGCTGAGTGAATTGCTGCTGCGCTTGTCCTGCTCCCATCACGGCTTGTGCGCCTGTGAGGCCCAGGTTCTGCTGCTGCTGCCCAAAGGCACCTAGCTGCCCTGCAGCAGCCAGCCGCTGTGCATTAGCGGCAGCGTAGGCTTGCTGGTTGGCAAGGTCACTCTGCTGGGCCAGGCTTGCGTTGTAGCGTTGCATTTCATTCTGCGCTGCAGCGTTCTGCATCATTGCCTGGTTGATGGCACCAGCGCCGAACTGCGCTGCACCAGCACCCTGCTGTGACGATTGCAGGTTGGCCTGCTGGGTACGGTTAAGGTCTTGCTGCATCAGGTTGGCAGAGGTATCAAAGCCCTGCTGTCTGAGCTGCGCTGACATCTGCGCCACTTTGTCAGCATAGGCTTGGTTGGTGGCTGCTTCTGCTACACCCTGGCGTGTACCGCCAAATGCCTTGGCCCTGGTTGCAGCTTCACCCATCTGCTGAACAGCCGCCTGCCGTGCGGCCTCAATGTCGCCCAAGACGCCCGTAGATTTCCCGGTGGCAGCGTCATACCCGCCAATGACCTGGCTGGTGTACGGGTTCATGTAGTTGCTGATGTTTGACATCTGCGCCTGTGCAGCAGTAGCAGCCGTTGGCGTGTAGCCCACAGCACCAAACTGGTTGGACATCCCAGCGTTGACGCCGCCCGTATAGTAGGGCTGGAACTGAGCCGCCTGGTTAGCATATTCGGCTGCAATGTTGGTGGTGTCAATTCCCCGGCCTGCTAGGCCAGTGTTCACCAACTGCTGCTCACCAGCCCGATAGACAGGGTTGAAATCGGCAAACTCCCTGACGGGTAATGCCGAGGCCACACCCTGCGCCTGCTGCAAGTTCTGCAGGTAAGCCGCCTTAATTTGCGGGTCAATTGATGTTGTGCTGGTTTGGCTGCTGCCGCTCTTGCTCATGGTGTTACTCCAACAATGATTTCAAACGCTTGGCGGGGATTTGCCCAGCGTTGATTTTCTCGAAAATGTTTGCGCCGTACTTTTGCACCGCCTTCTTGCGGATGACGTACTCGCCGTTGTCCAGGGCAGCGTAGCCATCATCAGGGCCAGGTGGGTTGTTCATCTGGGGGGCCATGTTGACCTTGCCGCCTTTGGCAAACGCTTGACTGCCACCGCCAAAACCAGCACCACCTGGGCCACCATAATCACCACCTCCACCGCCGCCTTGCCCATCACCAGAGCCACCAAAACCTGCAATTGTTGCTGCATTTGCTGCTGCCCGTCCTGGTGCTAATGCGGCCTCTGCCGCCAATGCAGCTATAGCGTCTTTATTTCCAAGCGCAGCTAAATCAGCTATGGAGTAACTTCCACCTTTATATGCAGCGCCAACTGGTATACCAGAGGCAAGGAAACCGCCAAGGGTATTAAAACCAGCACGTTGCGCTTCTCCAGCTAAGTTGCCAAGCATTCCGTAACCTGTTTGACCGTCATTAAAATTATCAGTACCCGGTCCACGCGCATCACCAGCGTTGCTACCACCGCTACCATCACTACCAGCAGCCAAAAGACCTGTCAGTGGCGCTGCCGCCGCCGGGTTGTAGATTGCTGGGTTAAAGCCACCAAGGTTGGTGTTGGCAGTTGTCTGTCCAGCCTGGGCTGCATAGGCGGGTGACAGTGTGCGTTGCGGTGTCAGCGCCATCAGAGACTGATAGGGGTTAGCTGACTGCGTTGCAGCTTGGATGTCTGACAGCCGTGGAGCATTCTGCTGCACGTTGGACGGGGTGTAGAGGTTCGTGAATGGCGTACCTGTGATGGCAGTTTGAGCAAATGATGCTGGTGCAAGCTGGGTGCCTGTGACTTGCCTTGGCCCTGTTGGCCTGATGATGGGCTGGACAGTGCCAGCGGTAGTGCTTGCTCCGGTAGTAGTTCCAGTGCCAGCAGTAACTGCAGCGTTCCTAGCAGCATTGGCATTGATCTCTTGGGTAGACATTCCACGGAAGATGCCTAGTTCAGATGCATCAACGTCAGCACCAAAGCGGTCAGAGAAGTATTTCAGCCCAGAGGCATCAGGCTCGCGGCCCAACACTGACAGATACATCTGCCGAACAGCATCATTTGTTGTGGGAACTGCAGCCCGTTCTGGTTGAGCCGCCACACTGAAAGTGGACAGTTCAGTTGGGTCAACTGATTCGCCAAACTGAGTTGTCCAATAGGCAATCTCTTGAGCAGATGGCGTCCTGCCTAGAACTTGCTGATACGCCTGTGTGATGGACATCCCAGTAGCGGTGGTAGCAGTAGTGGTTGCTGCTTGTTGTTGAGCTAAGACTCTCGCTGCCTCTGCTGCTGTTGCTGCTGCTTGTCGGGCTTCCTGTCCAGCAACTTCATCAGCAGCCATCTGCCGAAAAATAGCAAGTTCATCTGGCTCAATGCTTGTCCCAAAACGATTGGCAAAGTATTCCAAGCCGCCAGGGTCAGCAGCCCTACCAGTTTGCGTCAGGTACATCTCGCGCACTGCATCGTTGATCGTTGCCATTTATAGCTCCTTACTCATAATCCACCATTGTGGCGTGTAACCTGTTTTCGCTAGGAATGTTCGTTGCCATCCCTTGCGCCCAGCGAGTGTGACGCGAGTGCATCCAAGTCCCTTGCCCCAGGACTCAATCATTGGCGTCATCCGTGCTAATTCATCCATCTCGCCTGCTGCTAAAAAATAGTTGAGGCATTTTTGTTGTGGGTGGAGAACGATCTCCGTCACAATCACCGAACTCTTTCCAGGCCAGAGTTGCATCTTGGCTTGCTGGACCAACTCAGCAACATCATCAAATGTGTGAGTGTTCAACGAATATTTTAAGGCTTTTTCGATCTCTGGCCTTAGTCTATCAATATCTGTCATAGCGCCGTTGCCGACAATGCCCCTGCATTGCTGACCACCACAGAGTACCTGCTTCCATTGGGTGATGTCAAGATCAGCTTGCTTGAGGCAATCTCAACGTCAGCATTGATCTTGCGGTTTTGCCTGTCGGCAGACTCCAGCAGGAAATTACGCTGGGCCTCTGCCACTGGCGTGTAGGTTTGCGGTGGAGTCGGAACCTTCATCAGCGTTTCCCGGCTGGCACTGCATCCAGGCGCATCACCCCCACCCGCCAATCGGTCAGGCTGTCTGCTGTCACCTTCATCTTGACCTGGCGTCCACTGAACCTGGCATCTGTCGGGTTGGCACTGGTGAAGGGTCCAAAGCTAGTCTCTGTCCCAGTGGGATAGAGGCGGCTGCTGAAGCTGATGCTGACATCACCCAGGTTGGACTCGTCAGGTATCACCTGCCGAACCTGCATGATCTGCTCACCATTGCCAATCTCCACTGGGCCTGATTCAGCAAAAATAGTCTGCGAGTCGTAGGCAAATCCCACCTCATGCTCGTAGATGAACCCATCAGAGCTGACCATCAATGGGCTGTTGAAGACGCCCTTGTCAACACCAGCCAGCCTAGACAATGTTCCCAGACTCCAGTGGTTCTCGCGGTAGTTGTAGATGCAGTAGCTGTCATTCTCGGTACTGGCTGCACTGGTGTAGAACCACCAGATTTCACCGAACTTGCTGTTGTGAACAGCGTACACCTTGCTGGCCTGCTCGTAGTTGATGTTGCCAAACACGAAGTCACCAATGTCGCTCGGCAGTGGCTTGACGTAGCCATCGTAAATCCAGAATCCAGAGCGTGACATCCAGATGGCTGCAGTGTCGATAGCCGCTACAGCCTGGGGGCCAATCAAGCCGCAACCAGAGCCAGCCTTCTCAAAGCTGAACACGAACGGCTGACCAATGTAAGAGCTGGTGTGGACATCAACGTCAGTAAATATGAGGTTGACGCCACGCACTCGCTTACCCGCCAGGATGGAGCCGACAGTGGTCAGCTCAAAGCTGCCTGCTTGGTTGTTGCTGGCTGGCGTCCAGGTGGTGTTGTTCTCCTGGTCGCTCCATGCCACCAGGCGAGGGTTGCCACTGGCGCCAAGAGCAAAGACAAAACGCTCAGAGGTTGTCATCACCGCCGCGCAGCCTGTGGGTGCATTGACTAGCGCAACTGCCTTGGTGGGTGTCGTGAATCCAAGCTGCCACTCCAGCAACTGCCCATCGCTAGTGCAGCAGCCCACCCAATATTCTCCCCAGGTGTCCATTGACCAGGTGGCTGCTGGTGTGATAGCGCCAGTGTCTGGTCGTGCAACACCATAGGCAAACTTGCCATAGTTGTTGTAGCCGTAGCCCGTCAGCAGAGTGGCATTGGCATTGCCTGGTGTGAAGGTTGTTGGCGTAATGTCCTTGAGGGTTCCCGTCTGGTCCATCACGTACAGCTTGGTATTGGTGCCAGCCACAATCCATCGTTTGGCGTCATCATCCCGCCAGTTGATGATGCCCCGGCAGGTGCCTGTCATCTGGCTTGCTGACCGCTTACGCCAACCGCCAACTGGTCTGAGCGTGTTCTCAAACCAGCGCAC